GAACTAAATGCACCGTCAAATGCGTCTGTGATCCCGTACCCTGCTACGGTTGTTGGGGTTGATGTAAGGGAAGCAAATGCACCATCAAATGCGTCCGTGATCCCGTATCCAGCTATTGTGGTAGGAGTAGAAGTCAATGAAGCGAACGCACCATCAAAAGCATCGGTAATTCCGTACCCAGCTATTGTGGTTGGTTTTGACCCTAAATCTGTAAAGTCAAAGGTATGATCCAGAATGTGAATCGTTCCATTCATTGATGAATGGTACTGGCAGTTATAGTATAATTTTTTCGGTGCATCCTGCGGAACAGTAAAAACTAAATCACCCGAAGTAGTACCTTGGCCTGTGATACCATTGGTGTATTGATATCCCGTACCTGTTGTATTTGTAGTGTTTATATAGAAAGGATGTCCAGAAGCGTTGATGTTGAATGTATACGTCTTTCCTCTGACTAAATACAGAGTCGGATTATTTCCTCCCGTTCCTAATCCATTAAACGTATAAACCCCACTTCCTGCCGTTACACTAAATGTAAATTCGCTTAAAGCATCTGTGATTCCGTATCCGCTTAGTGTTGTAGGCTTTGAAGTCAGAGAAGCAAATACACCATCGAAGGCATCTGTAATTCCATACCCAGCAACAGTTGTAGGTCTTGCAGTTAGTGATGCGAACGCACCGTCAAACGCATCAGTGATTCCGTATCCCGATATTGTGGTTGGTCTTGCAGTTAGTGATGCAAACGCACCATCAAATGCGTCCGTGATCCCGTACCCTGCTAATGTTGTGGGTGTGCTTCCAATATCAGCATAAGTTATTGCTAAATGTGTTTTAAGATCAGAAGCATTGACGCTAAGTGCAATAGTTCCGTTTACAGTAACTGGAGATCCCGATACGGTAATCCCGTTTGTACCCGTTACAGCAACAGAAGTAACTGTACCTGATCCACCTCCACCTCCCGGCAGAGTAACATTCGAGGTGGTTGTTCCATCTGAAAGATTAAAATTGATAGTCGTTGGGTTGGGTTGATTGACTCCAGTGACGCTTACTCCATCACTTCCGTCTACACCATTTACCCCATTTGTACCGGAGTTGCCTTGAACTCCTTGCGGACCAACAGGGCCAGCAGGAATCGTAAAAGTGGGGGTAGTGCTGATGTTGTAGGTCTGCCCGTTTTTTTGATAAGTAAAGCTCATCGTGACTGTTGACAGGTCAACAGACTGAGACAAGCTTACTGTGTCGATGGCTGGGCCTTGTGGACCTTCTGGGCCTTTGAGATTTTGATTAAAAGGTAAGTCAGCATAGAGTGCAGAGAAATTGGTGTAGGTAGCATTGTTTGAATCTACCACTCCCGTAGGCATAGGAATGTCATCAAGGTCGAGAAGCGTTGCGTCTGTTTCTAGATCAGACCCTTTAACTTTACGAGTCTGGAAGACTACCGTTTCGTTGTTTGACCCTACAACTGAAACCGTCATACCCACCTCCTGCTAACCTTCATTCTCACCCGATTTGCTCCTCCTACTCTGCGAATCCGGTTTTCACTCTCTTCTCTTCTTGCTTCGGCAACGAACTGAAGGAATCGTTCTCGGAAGACATTGCTCTTCTGAACGTTGCGGAGTTCGTTTTCCTTGAGATAGGCCCGTTCCACTGCACCGAAAACCAACGCTTCATGAAAGCGTGACCCGATGATCGGGGTGTCTGTTCCTCCAGCCACGTTGGCGTAGTTTTGTAAAGCGTTGCGTGGAGGATTCCGAGTTCCCTGCAGTTCTATAGACGGTAGAACTACGGTAGTACCCTGAAAGAAACCGCTAGCATCAAAAAGCAGATCGGTTCCACTAATGGCATCCACATCAGTAGTCGGAGTTTGTAGGAGGTAATTGGAAAAAACATTAGACGATACAAACGTGACTGACACATTGGATACAGTCCCTGTATTTGTCGTAGTTTTCGACAACGTGATCGTAGTGCCACTGATCGCTGAGATGGCAGTCTTCTCAGGAATATTGGTATTCCCACCAACATACATCCCGACTGCTAAATCTGATGCGTCAGAAACAGTGATCGTTGTTGTTGTAGCGTTAAAAGAAGCGGTGACCGTACTGACGATGTTGCCAGCAGGAATCGGATAAAGTCGGAAGGTGGAAGCGGACTGATGATCCAAGACAACAGCCCGAATTGGCCCTGTCTGAGAACGCCAATCAGCATCAACTGATTCATTTAGGAAAGAAGAGGATTCGTCGAGAACGGTAGGCGAGATAATAGGAATTTCAACAGCACGGTTGCGTACCCGTGCTCGTTGAATATCCATCAAGGCAGGATACGTCACACTGTTTGAGGTCAGGGTTGGCACATCGTAGGTGGCAACCAACCCCTGTAGATCAACGTTTGTAGTGTATAAAGGGAATCCAGTTAAACGGATGAACTCGTGTTGAGCGTCAAAGATGTAATCGTTGATCTCTGCAACTGTCCATCTACGATTTGCGGTATCCTGTAGTAATCGTTCAACTCGATCCTGAAGGTTCCCCAACGTTAATGTCATCTTCTACCGTGTAGTTGTGCTTCCGTTTTGGAGGTGCTTTCACCATTTTTGCTTCTGATTTGGCAGCATTTCCGGTGTCGGGGTCGATCAACACAGGAGAATTCTTAGGGGGTACAATCAATGAGATTGGAAATCTAGGTCTGCGGTATCCTTCGGGAGGTCGAGAGTATTGAGTCTGCGTATATTCAGTTTCGTAGCATTCGTTCATCAAGCGATTGATGTGAATGGCAGACACTACTCGTGCGCTTCCTCTTGGAATGACTACTCGGAATCCGTTAATTGAGGATGCTACTTCAGCCGTGTCATGGACATCTCGTCCCATTTCAATGCGGATTACCCCATATCCATCAGGAATACTGGCTGGATCACCGTCCCATTCTTTGGCTAAATTTGCATGGGCAGAGACCTGTGAAAACCGTCCTGTTCCGGGGTTGTAATAAGCTTGGGAGAGAGATGGTTCGTAGTACTGGGCTTGAGCCATTTTTAGCCTACATTATAGTTTAAAGCGTATAAATTCGCAAGGTGACCGAACACGACCACCTCACGAATTTAATGAGAAATTACACCAACTGGGTTGGGTAATCGTTAGAAGCAAACCGATAGTTTACCCAAACGTAAATTCGCACTGCAGTATTGGCGAGATTAGCAGTTGTGATCCGCACAATGCGATCACTGGCTACTGCTTCCATCATTTTTGCTGCATCAATACCAGCTACTCCCACAGTACCGTTCGTCGTATCTACGTCGATGGCAGTACCCGTGTAGTAATTGGCAAGGGCAGTTGTACCAATATTCAGGGTTGCGGTGGTTGCAGTGGCATCAAGAACTTTCTTGACCACTACTACGTCTTCTACGATTGCCCCAATCGGAAGCGTGAAGTCGAATGTTCCGTTGGTTGTAATGAGTTTGTGCTCAGAAGTCTGAGGCACATAGCTCATCTGTTGCTTATCACTCTTCATAACATCTCCTTTAGATGAGAGTGTCCCGAGATCTTAGTAATCCCGAGACTTATTAGTTTCAGCTATTAGCACCGTAAAGTGGCCCAGCAGTTGGTGTCACCAGAGCAGATACACCTGTTTCAATTGTAATGATCCAATCCTCGTTAAGGATTAACTGACCATGCATGAAAGTGTATCCTACTGTACCACGTTGACCCAAGGGATCGGTTCCGCTAGGTGTCGGGCGGACAACTTTGGGAACGATGCTGTCCATTCCCCCGATAGTTGCAGTGCCAACAGCATCTTTTGCGAAGATCACAATCGGGTAAACTTCTGCCCGAGTGCCATTAGCATCTTCGACTAGAGATGTCCCGGTAGCACCAGCACCAATTGAGTTATCACCGTTATAGTCAAAAGCAACTGCTTGAGTGGTCACGAGGAAGCGAACTCCCTTGTAGGAACCAATCTCATAGTCCATTGCTTGTGAGCTATTGGCGTACTGCTCGACAGGTACGAACCCATTTAAGTTCTCTAGGTCGTAGCGCAAGATCGGGTGGCAGATCGCAACATAGCTAGGTCGCAAAGGTTGCGTTGAAACGTCAGGAGTTGCGGCTAGCATCTCTGTCAGTTTCTCTGCATCTAGACCCTCTAAGTGTCGGATTGCTGCGTCAAGATCAGCAGTAGTTACTACCGCATTCACTTGATCTCGTTGAGTATTCTTTGTACCACCTGTTGAGCCAGCATAAATGGTGTTGGCTGGATTACGGAAAGTCTTGTAGCACAACAGGTCGATCACTTCTGCGGCTTGTTGCGCCTGACGTTCTGTAATAATACTGATGTAGGGATCTTGTCCCAGCAGTTCCATCAAGTCGGTTACAGGCACATATCTACCGTACTGGCGGATGGTTGTGCTGACCACTTCTGATTCTAGCTGGTCAAAATCGGGAGTCACACCCTCACCCAATGGGGTGTCATTTAGAGGAAATTTCTTGTACCGTCTATGGCGCATGACGTTGCCATCATTGCGGCCTTTGGTATCTTTTTGAGCGAACCGAGCAAAAGTCAGGTTCTTCTTCGCTACGGGTAGCATCTTACTTTGAATCGTCAACGCATCTTCGGTTGACAGGTCTCCGTAAAGATTACCGCTAGTCGTTGCGAATGCGGTAGTTGTAATAGCCATTTTGGTCTCCTATTAAGTCTGCATTAGTTGTGACCAGAACTTGCTTTTATCATCTAAAGAAGCAATTCCGGCTTTAGGTCGTTCGGGTGCCGACTTTCGTGAGACAACACTA